GCAGAAAAGGTAACAGTTTCATTTTGGGCAAAATTTTCTTATGCTGATACTTGGAATATAACTTTAGTAAACCATTACGCACAAAGATCAAGCTTCAAACCTTTTACAATATCATCAGCAAATACTTGGCAAAAAATTGAACTTACATTTGATGGTGATACAAATAGTGGAGATGGTTTTGGAGTTAGTACAGCATTGGGATTAAGTATAGATTTGTGGTTGGGAGCAGGAAGTTCTTATAGTGGGGGTTCAGCATCTGCAAATACTTGGGATGAGCGATCAAATAATAATACATCTTTAGTTCCTGCATCAACTGATTTTGGGTCATCAACGGATCACGAAATGTATATTACAGGACTTCAATTAGAAATAGGCGAACAAGTCACACCATTTGAGCATAGGTCATTTGGGGAAGAACTAGCTTTGTGTAAAAGGTATTTTGATACGGATACTGCTGACATTTGGTACTTCCAACCAGAACAGTTAGGTAATGGTTTTGGCAGAGCCTTTATTCCATTTACTGTGACGATGCGATCAACACCTACTATGACTATTTCGCACAACAACACAAGTTACAGTGCTATAGGCACTCAGTTTAATGGCAAAGCTTACGTAACCTCTTATTTAAATGGCATGAGCAACAATAATTACATTACATCGTGGTCTGCCGATGCGGAGTTGTAGATATGAATATTACTAACGCAAAATACATAGACTCCACACAAAGTGGAACTAAGGATTGCATTAATGCAACAATTGATGGTGTTTTTATGCACATTCCACTTGACCCTGCGAATAGACACTATGCAGAAATACTGAGACAAGTCGAAGCAGGAACACTTACAATAGAGGAAGCTGATTAATGTTGGGTCATTCTGCTATTGCCGAAACCTCCATAGCTGATGTTGGAGGTTTATTATTAGCGGCGACTGCAGAATTAAATGGCGTAGCCTCAAAAACATCTGTAGGTGTTGGCATATTAGCTGGTGTAGCAGATTTAAGTGGTGATTTTACTCAAACATCTATTGGTTCTTTTATAGGTGTTACATCTGCTGATTTAAGTGCAAACTTTGAACAAGAGTCTGTAGCTTTTAGATTAGAAATAACTGATTTAGAGTTTTCATCAAATTTTACAAAAACAATAGACCCAACCTTAATACATGTAACGTCAGCTTCTGCAGATTTAAATTTTACAAAAACAACATCTGGAGATATAATGTTTGTAGATGTTGTAACAGATGCTACAACAGAAACATATACAGAGGTTACGCCTAGTGGCACAGAAACATGGACAGAAATTACGCCTAGTGGCACAGAAACATATACAGAGATAGTGAGGTAACAATGGCAAGTACATATACATCAAACACTGGTATTGAAAAAATAGGTGCTGGTGAACAAGCTGGGTCATGGGGTAATACCACCAATAATAATTTTGATATTATAGACAAAGCCCTTAATGGTGCTGTAACTTTAACTATATCAGGTGATACAACACTAACAACAAGTGATGGTACTGTATCTGATGGTCAAGCTAGAATTATAATTTTGTCGGGTTCTCCTGCTGGGGCTTTTAATTTCACAATTTCTCCTAATGACCAAACTAAACAGTATTTTATTAAAAATAATAGTGGTCAAACAGCTACTATAAAACAAGGTAGTGGTGCATCAGTGACATTATTAAATGGATTATCTGATATTGTTTTTGCAGATGGTGCTGGTAGTGGTGCTGGAGTAACTTCATTACTTAACCTTACTGATCTTGTTGCTGATACAAGTCCACAACTAGGCGGTGATTTAGATGTAAACTCTAATGATATACTTATGGGTAATCAATCTGTAAAATTTGGTTCTAGTAAATGGGAAATAGTATTAGATACTGGAGATAATGATTTACTGTTTAAGTACAATGGTACGACAGTTTTTAAATTAGCATCAAGTGGTGCAGTAACATCGGCGAGTAACATAACAGCGTTTGGAAGTCCATAATGTCAGCATTACAATCATCTGGAGCTATATCGTTCCAAGATATTGAACAACATTATAATCCTGGGTCAAACTTACCTAGTAGAGGTTTGAATGAGTTTTACTTAGGTGGTAGTTTAGTTCGTGCAAACGCTAGTAATAACTCATCTACTAATATGTCTGCTGGTGTACCCACATCAAGCACTATATCATTAAATGATTTTTATGGTAAAGAAAGAGCATTTAGAAAAACGTATTCATCAACTGCTACAAATCAAAGTGCTGATAGTATTTTTGGTGATGATTTTGAAGTAGATTATCCTAAACAAATAGTAATAAACTCATCACAAACGGTGGGTGCAACTGCCACTTCTGCACCAGCTTTAAAAATTGAAAGTAATGGTGTTGGTTCTATTACTATTACTAATAATGGAAGTATAGAAGGTGCTGGAGGAGCGGCTGGAGCAGTGGGTGGTAACGCACTTGAAGTTGCTGGAAGTGTTGCAGTGACGCTAGTTAATAATGGTACGATCAAAGCTGGAGGTGGTGGAGGTGGTGCTGGAGGTGCTGGTGGTAATGGTGTTTATACTGCTAATGCTACGTTTTCGAGTTTAGTTGATCAAGGTGGTGGAGGTACTTCTACACCTCAAAATAATCAACCAAGTTGGTTAAACTCAATTTATACATCTGCTGGAGATCTTGATGGACAAGGTGTTGTTGCCGATAGACAATGGGGTGGTATTAATGCACAATTTAGTCGTGGAATAAATCCATCACAATTTGATATAAATCACTCTGGTAGTGCAGGAGCTGGTTTTACTGGAGCTTGTGCAAACAGAGGTCCAATTTATATTTCGGCACAAACAAATACAACTGGAGTCTATACTGTTTCAGCTTCTATTTCTGCTCAATATGGAAGTGGCTATGGAACTCCAACAATATCTGTAAGCACGAGTACATCAAGTGCTGGTACATCTGTTTCTAATAGTGGCACTGCTAATATTACTGCGTCAACTACGACATATTTTACTGCTTATGGTACAACTTCTAATAATAAAGATTATTATTATAATACTTTAAGTATGTCAGTTTCTGGTACTTGTTTAGCAATACAAAGTGGTACTTCTGGTGGAGCAGGAGGTGTTGGTCAGGGTTATAATCAATCTGCTGGATCAGGTTCAAGTGCTAGTAGTGCATCTAATAATGCTGGTGCTGGTGGAGCGGGAGGTGCTGGTGGAGCATTTGGTGCATCAGGATCTAATGGTAGTGATGGTGGTAATGGCAGTGGTAGTTCTGTAAGTTTTCCATCTTCTGCACCAACTAATGGAGCAAGTGGAGCTTCGGGGGGTGCTTCTGGTAAATCAATATTAGGTATAAGTAATGTTACATCAAGTGGTAGTGGTTCATTGACGGGAGGTACAGCATAATGCCTTTAACTAGTTTGAAATTTAAAGCAGGGATTGTGTCTGACGTTACATCATTAAGTGCAGAAGGTGGTTATACTGATGGTGATTTAGTCAGGTTTCGTTTAGGCTATCCAGAAAAGTTTGGTGGCTGGGAAAAGTATAGTCAAAACACATACTTAGGCAGTGCTAGAAGATTACATAATTGGGTAGCTCTTGACGGCTCTGATTTTTTAGGTATTGGCACACATCTTAAATACTACATAGAAGAGGGTCAGACGTTCAATGATATAACTCCTATAAGAAATACAACAAGTGCAGGAGATATAACTTTTTCTGCAACAAATGGCTCAACTACAATTACTGTAACTGATCCCGCTCATGGTGCTAATGAAAAAGATTTTGTAACTTTTTCTGGTGCAGTGAGTTTAGGTGGCACAATAACAGCTACCATACTTAATGCAGAGTTTCAAATAGTATCACTAATAAGCTCTAATGCTTACACAATAACTTCAAGCGTCGCCGCAAATTCTTCTGATACTGGTAATGGAGGTAGTAGCGTTGTGGGAGCATATCAACTAAATGTCGGGTTAGACGTAACTGTTGGTGGAACTGGTTGGGGTGCTGGTCAGTGGAGTGGTACAACATCAGGTGCATTAGCTACACAACTTAATGAAGCTCTAGACGCTAGTGAAACCGACGTAGATGTAGATGATGAAACTGGTATGAATACTGCCAACGATGTAATATTAGTAGATGATGAATTAATGCTTGTATCAGCAACTGCTGATGATAATACAATGACTGTAACTCGCGGTCATAGTGGTACTACTGCAACTACACATGCAGATAATACTTTAGTAAGATTAGCTGTAGGTAATACAGACTCTGCTAACGACTTTGTTGGTTGGGGAAATGCGGCGAGTGTAACAACTCCCGGAGCACAGATAAGATTATGGTCGCACGATAATTTTGGTGAAGATATTATTATAAACCCTAGAGATAGTGGTTTATTTTACTGGGATAAAACTAATGGCTTAGGTAATAGAGCTGTAGAATTAAGTGCGACAAGTACATATTCAGGTGAAACTAGTGTGCCTACGGTGGCGAAACAAATTTTAGTCTCTGACCAAGACCGTCATGTTATAGCTTTTGGTTGTGATGGGTTAGGTGCTACGCCCACAGCAACACAAGGTGATGGCATACAAGACCCCTTATTAATACGTTTTTCATCACAAGAAAACCCAGTAGACTTTTTTCCAACTGCTACTAATACTGCTGGTGATTTAAGGTTAGGTGGTGGCTCAACATTTGTACAAGCTGTAGAAACTAAACAATTGATATTAGTTTTTACTAATAAAACACTACATGCTATGAAATTTATAGGTCCACCATTTACCTTTGGTTTACAAGAGTTATCAAAAAACATAACTATTATGAGCCCTTTTTCTGCTATAGCTGTTGAAGATGCTGTGTTTTGGATGGGAGTAGATACATTTTATTTGTATGAAAATGGTCAAACAATACAATTACCATGCACAGTGAAAGATAAAGTGTTTTTAGATTTTAATTTTGAAGAACGAAACAAAGTGCATGTAGGAATAAATTCAGAGTTTACAGAAATACTATGGTTTTACCCATCATCTGCTGGTACAGAAATAGATAAATATGTGGCTTATAATTATCAAGAAAGATTATGGTATTATGGCACACTAAACAGACAAGCGTGGTTAGACAGAGGTATTAGGAATTTACCACAAGCTACTGGCAATCAATATTTATATAACCATGAAATAGGTTATGATGATGATGGTTCTGCTATGACATCATTTATTGAATCAGCAGTAATGGATATAGGTGAAGGTAATAATTTTGTATCTATTCGTAGAGTTATACCAGATGTCACATTTGCTGGAAGTACAAGTACAAACCCGACTGTGTCATTTACAGTAAAAAGCAAAAATTTTCCTGGAGGTGGGTTTGAGCAAACTGGCTCAGGCACTACAGAACGTTCAGCAACTACACCAGTAGAAAAATTTACAACAAAGCTTGATTATAGAATTAGAGGTAGGTCATTTGCATTACGACTTGATTCTACGTCTTTAGGTACGAAATATAAACTAGGTACACCACGCATTGATATTAGACCAGATGGAAGGCAGTAATGTTAGTAACAAGTATACCACAATACATTCAAGGTTTAACAAACGCTAAGGCAGACTTATCAACGACAAACCTTACTACATTATACACAGCTCCTACTGGTGATGATTTTAATGCTTCTGTTATAAATTCAATATTAGTATCAGAAGATAGTGGTAATGCTGATACAATTACTGTAACACTAGTCACTAGCAGTGCGACATTTAGTTTATTTAAGGTAAAAGCTGTAGGAGCTAATACAACAATAGAACTATTAACAAAAGATTTAATTTTACAAAGTGGTGAAATTATTAAAGTACAAGCGGCGACTGCAAATAGATTACATGTAGTTGCTAGTGTACAAGAATTAAGTAAAACTAGAACTAGTTCTGGTGGAGGTTTTATACAAGGTATTGTATAATTGTTTACGAGGTGGTAGGATAGTAGCATGAGTATAGCAAGTCTTCAATATGATGTAATAGACAGCACCCCTATAGGTTTGGCAACTATTGATAAAGCTTCAAAAATGTTGTCAGACTTTGGTCGTAATGGTGATACTTATGTAGTACATGCAAAAGAGGGTGAAACTGTAATACCTATGGAAGTTTTGGATAATAATCCAAGACTGAAGGATATGTTGTTTCAGCAAATGCGTGATCTTGACCTTGACCCTTACCGTTATATTGTTGGTAATGAGCTTAACTCAATCAATCCAGTGACTGGTCAGCCTGAGTTTTTTATCAAAAAATTATTTAAGGGTTTGAAAAAAGTAGTCAAAAAGGTAGCCCCAATAGTACTACCAATCGCCGCTCCGTTTTTATTACCTTCTATGCCTTTGTTTCTTTCTACTGGTATTGGTACATTAGCAGGAGGTTTAGTTGGTGGTCAAAAACCACAAGACGCTTTGCGTAATGCTATTATATCAGGTGGTCTAGCTGGATTAGGTAATATGGCATTTGGTCAAGGTGGTTTTACTGGTAGTGCTGTAGATGCTGGAATAGCAAGTGCTCCTACAAAAAGTCCTGGATTAGACTTAACAAAAGCCCCTGATAGATTTATTGGTCCACCAGAGGACACTGGCATATTATCAACAATTAAAAAAGGTGCTGGAGATGCAGTTGACTCAGTAAGTAGTTTTTATGATAAATACATATCACCAAGTCGCGAAAGTATACAACCAACATCAAAAGAGATTGGTGAAGCCCTTACAAAAGAAGCAAAAGCTTTTGCAGATTCAGAAGCAGTAAGAAAAGATATATTTGAAAAAGCGGGACTTAAATATACTCCCGCAGATTTTAAACCAGACTTCAAAGCTGTTAAAGAAAGTTTAGCCCCTAGTGCTTTCAAAAAGTTTGGTCCAATAGGTGGTTTGACTGCATTAGGTTTATACGGATTAGATAAAGCTGGTTTACCAATATTTACAGTTAAGGAAGAGGAACAAGGTTCAGCACCATTGACAGGACTTGACTTACTACAACAAGACCCTGATAGGTTTAAGTTTGCTAATTTTTATGGTGATAATCCATTCTATAAAGATAGAATAGCCATAGGTGAGCCAGTCAGAGGAGCAGATGGTGGAGAAATAGTTGGTCCTGGAACACCAACCTCTGATTCTATACCAGCTATGTTAAGTGATGGTGAGTTTGTAATGAATGCAAAAGCAGTTAGAGGTGCTGGTAATGGTGATAGAAAACAAGGTGCAAAACGCATGTATCAAATGATGAAAAAGTTTGAGAGGGTGGCATAATGACAACACAGACCGTAGTACAAAGGGAAGCCCCTGAAATAGAAGCCTATAAACTTGGGCTGATGGAACAAGCCAAAGCTTTAGCAGGAACTGCACCTTCGGCAGATCAATTAGCTAAACTGACACCAGCACA